ACCGATCTCGCCGTCAACGCTGAGGTTGCGGCGGAGGCGCTGTCTAATATCGGGACTGAAGTTGAGGCCGCCGACGTTAATTTGAATGTCAACGATATAGCTGCTGAAAACGCTACTGAAGTTAGCGCTGAGCTTGCATCCGACCCGGCGGCGGCTAACGCCGCTGAAGCGGCTGCGATGGCAGCAGCCGACGCCGCTCTCAATGCTGCCGCCGTCAATGATGCTCCCACTGTCAACGACATCCAAGACTTCACGGCTCAACTGCAAGAAGCCGCCGAGAAGGGTTACGCTGCTGAGTTCTTGGCCAACAATGCCGCTTATGCGGCAGATGTGCAGTCGGCTATCGCATCGTTATCCGCGACCCAAGGCATTGGCCTGCAAGGAGCTTTCAACTCCGCATACAATTCTGCGTATAACGCTGCCCTCAATGAAGATGTCAAAGCCGAAGTGAAGGCGGACGTTAAGACTGAAGAAACCGCCCCAAGCCCGCTGAGTGAAGATCAAGTTTCACAGATCGCTGGCGTCTGGGGGGTTACCCCAGCCGTGGCGCAGAGCATGCTTGATCGTATGACTGATGAGAACCTGCAAATTGCTTTGAAATCAGACGACCCATTAGCATCTCTATACACCACGTTGTCGGCGCCGACGTTGACTGTTAATCTGGCAGGCCAAAAGGGTGTGACAGATACAACGGCCATAACCGCTAATGTTGACACTAAAACTGACCCGAACGTCGAGATCATTAGCGACCAAGAACTTTTTGATAAGCTTAACGAGATTAAAGACATTTCGACCAAAGAGCAGGACGCAAAGGCAGCGGCAGACGCTGCCGCTGCGGCACAAACTACGGCAGACGCAAAGGCGGCGCAGGACGCCCTTAGCGCGTATCTTACAAACTCTGGTAGCGTTGTGACAAATACAGGCGGTCTGACAGGGGTCAACCCCGGTGTTCAGGATGTCCTTGGGCCGGGTGTGTTTGGTAGTGGAACCGCTGGCGCCGGAGCAAATTCGTATCGTCAGACCACTAATGAAGAAGGCCAGGTCGTCTATAGAGACGATGATGGCCGCACGTTGAGCGAGTCCGATTATAACGCTCAGTTTGGAGCTGGGACCACCAGCACTAACGTCACCGGGACTAATGTCACTGGGGTCACTGGGGTCACTGGAGTGACGGGGACTGGATCCACCGGCGTTACGGGAGTAACGGGAGTAACGGGAGTAACGGGAGTAACGGGAGTAACGGGAGTAACGGGAGTAACAGGAGTAACAGGAGTAACAGGCGTCACCGGAGTTACTGGAGTAACAGGTGTCACAGGTGTCACAGGTGTCACCGGAGTAACCGGAGTAACCGGGGTCACAGGCGTCACTGGCGTTACGGGTGTCACCGGAGTAACCGGGGTCACCGGAGTAACCGGAGTAACCGGGGTCACGGGAGTTACTGGTGTCACGGGTGTCACCGGGATAACTGGAGTGACGGGCCCCGGAGAGGATGTCATCACTATTACGGGCACCACCGGGATCACCGGGATCACCGGGATCACTGGCGCAACAGGGGCCACTGGACCTACCGGGTACGAAAGCCGCTATCGCCGAGAATATATCCCGTTTGCTGGCGATGCCGAGAAATACGGCATCCTTGGCCCTGAGCACGAGTTCTACAAGATGATTGAGGAGCGCCGTTTGAAGGGCACCGCTGGCGCGGATTGGATCAAGGTCGCCGCTCGTGGCGGAGCCGTAAATGCCGACGCCTACTTCGCTGAAGGCGGCATGGCGTACAGCCCACAGAACCCGCCACAGCCGGGCGCTATGGCCGATAGATCCTTCCCCACGATGGCGTTCACTGACGGCCAGGGCGCTATTGGATACATCGCCGAGCCTCCGGGTCTGTCTCCTTACCAGTCCGCAGGCCGAGACGGCTTGATGCCTATGCCTAATGCCCCTAGTGCCGCTGCTGCCGCTCCTTCGATGGCTCAGCAAGGGCCATTGAGCGCGGTGCAGAACAGGAATGCTGGTCCGTTCCCCTCACCCATAGGCCAGAACCCCAATCTGGGTTATTCTTTCGGAAATGGTCCACTTTCTGATCTCATGAAGAACAGATGATCTTTCAACGGATAGGCGAACACAATGGATAAAGACGAAGGCGAAGAGGGCGGCATGGAGATGGAGGTCGAGGAGACCCCATCTAACGTGCAGGAGAATGCGGACGGTTCGGCGGTCATCACGCTCGACGAGCCGCAGACGGCCGAGAGCGCCGAGTTCTACGCCAACCTCTCTGAGGAGATGGACAAGCGCGCCTTAGCCGACATCTCTCAGCAATTGCTTGAGTTCATCGACCGCGACAAGGAAGCGCGCAAGCTGCGCGATACCCAGTACGAGGAGGGCCTGCGCCGGACGGGGCTTGGTAACGACGCGCCTGGTGGCGCTCAGTTCCAAGGCGCCAGCAAGGTCGTCCACCCCATGCTCACCGAGGCGTGCGTCGACTTCTCCAGCCGCGTGATCAAGGAGCTCTTCCCCCCGAACGGGCCAGTAAAAGAGAAGATCATTGGCGAAGTCACGCAGGCCAAAGTTGAGAAGGCTGATCGTAAACAGAAGTTTATGAATTGGCAGTTAACGACGCAGATGATCGAGTTCAGGTCTGAGCTTGAGCAATTGACGACGCAAGTCCCGCTCGGCGGCGCCCAATACATGAAGATGTACTGGGATGAGCAGAAGAACCGCCCCGTGGCGATGTTCATCCCGATCGACGACGTCTACCTGCCCTACAGTGCGACCAGCTTCTATAGCTCCGAGCGCAAGACGCACGTTCAGTATTTGACCAAGCTGGAGTTCGAGAAGCGCGTCGGCACGGGCATGTATCGCGACATCAACCTGTCGGCGCCGCAAGAGCCAACGCAGACGGCGGCGGCCCGCGCCAACGACAAGATCGAGGGCAAGGCCCAGACGTCCTACAACGAAGACGGCCTCCGCACGGTCTTCGAGATCGCCTGCTCGCTCGACTTTGAAGACAACTTCGGAATTGCGCCTTATCTGGTCACGATCGACGAGACGACGCGCGAAGTGCTCTCGGTGTATCGCAACTGGGAACCAGAGGACCAGCAGCAGGAAGAGCTGATCCACATCGTCGAGTTCCCCTTCGTGCCTTGGCGTGGCGCCTACCCAATTGGGTTGCCGCACATGATCGGCAGCTTGTCGGCGGCCGCTACCGGCGCTCTGCGGGCCTTGCTCGACAGCGCACACATCAACAACTTCCCCGGCATGTTGAAGCTGAAGGGCGGCACCCGTGGCGGTCAGACCGACCGGATCGAGCCGACGCAAGTCACGGAGATCGAAGGCGGTGTCGGCGTAGACGACGTCCGCAAGCTGGCAATGCCAGTTCCGTTCAACCCGCCGAACCCAGTGCTGTTCAGCCTGCTGGGGTATGTTGGCGACACGGCGCGCGGCGTTGTCCGCACGACGTTTGAAGACTTCAAGCAGTCGAGCCCGAACCAACCTGTAGGCACGACGCTTGCGATGATCGAGCAGGGCATGACCGTGTTCTCGGCCATCCATGCCCGCTTGCATTCCTCCATGCAGATGACGCTCAGGGTTCTGCACCGCCTTAACGCCAAGTACATCGACGACCAATACGTCATCGACGTAACCGGCGAGGAGATGGTGAAGGCGAAAGACTTCCAGGGCGTCATGGACATTGTCCCGGTGTCCGACCCCAACATCTTCTCTGAAGCCCAGCGTATGGCTCAGATGCAGATGGTCTTGCAGCGTTCAGATGTTCGCCCTCAGCTCTACGACGCGCGCAAAGTCGAGGAGCTGTTCCTAGAGCGCACCAAGATCCCGAACGCCAAGGATCTCCTCGCCAAGAAGCCAGAGCCGATTGAGCTCAACGCGGTGAACGAGAACCTTGCGATGACCTTGGGCCGGCCTGTCGCTGCATTTCCGATGCAGGATCATCTGGCGCACATTCAGGTTCATATGGACTACCTGACGTCGCCGGTGTTTGGCATGAACGCCCTGATCGGGCCCGTGTTCATCCCCGGCGTGCTTCAGCACCTGAAGGAGCACATGGCGTATTGGTACTCGCTCTACATCTACGAGCAGGCGAGCGCAGCCACCGGCGTGCCGCTTGATGAGTACCTGAAGGGCAAGGATCAGGAGATGTCGGCGGAGCTTGATCGCACGCTTGCTATGGCGAGCCGTCGGTACATGCCGGAGGTTCAAGAGAGCCTTGCCGGCTTGC